GCTCTCCAACTGCGCCATATCTCGGGGATCAACGACCGGTACTGACGTATGACAAACGCAACTCGTTTTGTAAGTTTCATCAATAATATCCGTTTCTGCGCCGGAACATTCTCGGCTCGTCTTTATGGTCGGTGGACAGCTGCACAAACCCGCCCTGCCTGAATCTTGTCAACGCCATGATCGTGGTGTCCACGGTGTCGTCGTGGTCACCATACGGGAACTCTGCCACTTCTTCAACCAACTGCTCCGCCCAGCGCGTCTGCGGCACCCAGACCAGCCCTTCTCTGATCATGTCAGTCACTGCGTTCAGGCGCATGTACTTGTTGTTCGGGTTGTTTATAGTCCCGCGGTGGGGGGTGTACTCTCCCACCGGCACGCCCATGCGGCGAAGTTCTTGATACAGCGCCGTGCCGCTGGACTTCTTCTCGACGAGGCAGCTGTCAGGCTCCCAGTAATTATACTCTTCAAGCACCCGCTCTTTCAGCTGGTGGAACTCCATGCGGGCACGCACTGAGTTGAGCAGGATAATGTTGTGCAGCCCGGTCTCTTCGTTCAGGAACACGCCCCACGTAGTGATCGAGGTGTAGTCCGAGCGGTTGTTGAGTTCTGCCGCGGCGTCGATGCACTGGATCAGGTACTCGCACTGTGGGGGTTCTTCTTCAGGCCATTTGCGCCACCACTCCCGCTTACAGATAGAGCTTGTGTCCCCGGTCGGGTTCTGCTGGTACTGGGCGTTCCACTGGTACGCCGGCATTGTCGAGCGGGTGCGGCGCAGCGCCTCAAGGTCGAAGAACTCAGGCCACAGCGCCTTCTCCTTGTCGGTGTTCTCGTTGAGGATGGCGGGAAACTCCACAACTTCGTACTGGTCTACCCCCTCATCCTTTGACATGTCGGTGATCAGCTTTCCTATCAGGTCCGACTTGTGCCAGCGGGTGGCGACCACCACCACGCGTCCACCGGGCATCAGACGAGTGCGGGCACCGATCAGGAACCACTTGTACGCCGTCTCCAGCGAGTCGAAGTTGCCCGCCAGCATGTCCTGTTCTGAGTGCGGGTCGTCGACAATCAGCAGATCAGCACCTCGCCCGGCCAGTGATGAGCCCACACCGGTGGCGTAGAACACGCCTCCTTTATTAGTGTTCCAGCGGCCGGCGCTCTTTGAGTCCACTGCAAGACTCACTCCGGGGAAGATTTTCTGGTACTCGGGGGTATCAAACAGGTTACGCACCTTTCGACCGAAATCCACAGCCAAATCGGCTGTGTGAGACACCAGCATCACCTGCTTGTTGGGGTTACGGCCCAAGAACCACGCCGCAAAGAAGATGGACGTCATCTGACTCTTCCCGTGTCTTGGTGCAATCGACACCGTCACACGGTCTTTTTCTCCACTCTCGCAGTCCATAAGAAGAGAGGCGAGACGCCGGTGGTGTGCACCGACCTTGTACCCTTCCTGCATCGCTTTGCAAAACTCGATCAGATCGTCTCGGCACTTGCGGGCAAACTCACGCTCTTCCAGCACCTGCGTAATCTGCAGCAGCTCCTCGGCCTCTTCGTTATCCAAGTGCTCAATGTTCTCCAGCAGGAAGTCCAGCTCTTCTTCGCTGAACTGCACGGGCTCTTTTGCCACGATCAATCCGTCGAGGCTGCGCACGTTACTTGATGTAGTCTTCAATCCCCAGCTCCTGCATCGCTTCATCCAACTGGAAACTTTCCGCCTCTACCTTCGGGACATCATTGAACTCGACTGCTTCAAACACGCCTTCGTGGTTCTGCACCATCGTCGTGGTGCTTTCTCGCAGCTTCTGCAACTTCTCTTTGAGCTTGCTCTTCAGATCATCGCTGCTCTGGTGGGTTATCAGCACCTCACTGCGTTCTGTGAACAGCGCGACATCCGACATCTTGCCCAACATCTCAATGGCTTTTATGCGTATCCGGGCATCGGGGTTTTCCGATTCAATGATCAACTTGTTGACGACAAGGTTGCGTATGGATTTTGAGCTCTCGGCGATCTCGTGTCCAAACTCGTCTAAAATTGTTTTAACAAGAGCCACTGTGGCAGGAGCGAGGCTGGACGCACGTTTGTGGGTTGTTGCTTTGGAGGTCGCTGCGGGGTCTTTGGCAAAGGACTTTGCCAGATCGTTGGCTTCAGCAATGTCATCGTCGTTTATGTCGAAATCGTAGCCCACTTCGGCCAGTAGATCGAGCGTGGCTGCTGCAGCACTGATTCTTTCGCGCAGGTCAATGTTCTGCGCTTCGTCTGTCATAGGGACCGCACGGTCTGCGTTCAAAATCATCACCGTCATGGTTGCAAGCCTGTAAATGGCCGATTCCTCTAGTCTGCGCTGGATACACCCGGCATGTCAATGTGTCGGGCCGCTTCGCGGTTGTGGTACGCACTGGGTGGCAATTCATGTTTTTGGGCCGCTTCGCGGTTGTGGTACGCACTGGGTGGCAATTCATGTTTTTGGGTCCCCTTGACGGGGTGAGTTGCTATGCCGAGGGGGGTGGGGTCTGCGCCGGCCGATTTGTACGGAAAGGGGGGAGGGGGTATAAGGTGTCAAGTGTCTTTCTTTATGACGGGAATTTTGCGGAGTATTGGCCCGCTAACTTGACGGGCTTGTTTTGCAATTTCGTAGAAATGGAAACGCTGAAAAGCGGAAATTTCGTGGAACCGGAAATCGTTTGACTGGATTAGTTTGATGTACGCGAGCCGTAACTTCGCTGCAAAAGCGGGGGGTGCCGGGTGGGTAGGGTCGCCATGCGCCGGATTCGCTGGATTGACCGGGGCTGGCGCTGCCGGATTCGCTGGATTGACCGGGGCTGGCTTTACTCAAATTTGAGTAAATCAATCTAAAACAAGTTGACACAATGAAAAGATGTGCTATTATGTTCACAAGTCAGGCAATTCCTGCCGGACACAACCAAGGGGCAAAGCAAATGACAACTTTCACAATTAGCAAAGAGATCGCAACCCTCATCCGAGAAGGCGCTGCCAAGACTAAAAGCGCGACAGCAACCAAGAAAAAAGCGGCGGAAGAATTGGCCGCGCAAGGCGCACGTGGCGAATGGTTCAGCAAAGCCGGCGTGGATGCCGGACATATCAGCAAGGAAACACTTTTCGGTGTTCAGGGTTTGATCGCGTCCGGCTTGCTGGACAAGGCGGAGTTTGCCTTGTGGGCAATGGATGCGAAGGCGGCCAAGGCAGCGAACCTGCAGGACACACGAAACGCGCTCACCTCTGAAGTCAACAAGTACCTTGCAAGCTTCCGCGCCATGATTGAAACAGCGTGGAGAAAGGCCAACCCAGACGCGGCAAAGGCGGAAGCCGACGAAGTCGAAGCCGACGAAGCCGACAAGGAAGAAAAGGAAGCGCCGGTCAAAATGGGTGGCGATGTTCGCAAGGTATTGCGAGCCCTGATTCTGGAAGTCGCTGGCATGGATGTCGCGAATCGCGACAAGATACTGGAACACTTGAATGCCGCCGAAGCGGCAATGACTTGGTAAACCAAACCCGCGCCACGGACGGCGCGACACCAAACCCGCTTCGGCGGGTTTTTTGATACCCGTAGTTGAAGTTAGTAGTTGAGACCAGTAGTGAGCAGCAGGCAGCAGGCAGCAGGCAGCAGGCAGCCCCCGTTTAAAACAAGTAAAAACAAGAAAGCGGCCGGTTTACTCAGATTTGAGTAAAAGTAGGGAAGTAGGAAAGTATGTGAGTGCGCTATTTTCAAAACGCGAGCTAAACTTCTCATAGCTTAAAAATGAAAAGTATGGAAGTAGGAAGTATGCGACCTCGATGTTTTTAAAAAACGGCTATAAATCGTTTTGGTGTTACATCCCGTCAAATCGGAGGGGGAAAGTATGGAGGTATTTTTGAGGTATTTTTCGCACTTCGCTGCAGCCCAGTAAAATCAAGGGAGGTAGGGAAGTAGGTAAGTAGGTCGAAAAACATTACTTAGAGCCAACGGGATCGGGATTTTTGCAGTTTGCGGTTAAGAAGCAGCAAAAATGCTAAATTAGACCCTACGAACCCTAATAAAAGTTAAAAATCCATACTTCCATACTATACCTACTTCCCGCGCCGTTACTGGGTTTCAGGAAATACCTCAAAAATACCTTGCCTACTTTCCCCCTCTGATTTGACGGGAAGCCGAAAAACGCCCCACAAACACTGTAAAACGATTTATTCTAGTTTTTTCAGAAAACGCACTCGCATACCTTTATACTTCGCTACCTCCCTTGATTTTGCTGGGCCGTGCCGTTCAAACTTGACATTTATCCTATAAACTGTTATACTGTACACGTACAGATGAGAGAGCTACGCAAGCATCAAACCGCCACGACAAACCTGTAACCCGACCCGACAAACCTGTTTACTCAAATCTGAGTAAAAATAAGCAAAGGAGCACGACATGAACACACGAAACGCCATCAACGCACTCAAAGACATGATCCGTGCCCCATACGCATGGCCCGGTGGTTACGCCAAAGTTCTTGTTATGTCAGACGGCGAGTGCCTGTGTACCCAGTGCACGAAGGAGAACTACTGCCTGATCTTGCGCTCAACACGAGACAACGACCGCAGCGGATGGGGTGCCGCAGGAGTAGACATTCACTGGGAAGGCGACCCGCTGCTGTGTGCCAACTGCAACAAAGAGCTGCCGTCAGAGTACGGCCCCGTTTAACCCTCAACCCACAACCACCAGAAAATACTCAGATTTGAGCAAAGGAGCACGACATGATCCAGACCGCCCTGACCCTCACACCACGCCCCGTGCTGGAGTTCGTTCACGCTGACACGTGCCTTCCCGATTACTGGAGCGGCCATCACCTGCCCCACGTGCAGATACTCGCCTTCAAGGGCATGACGCTCAAACAGATCAAGGACGCACTGCGCTACGAGCTTCGCAACGGCTACATCGGCGGTAACTGTGACGCTGCCCGTCTGCTGTCCGCAGACCTTGTGCAGCCGCATGAAGAAAAGCTGGCCGATGCCCTGACCCGTGCCGCATACGCTGCCGTGAACAGGCTCAAACCAGCCAAGAAAGGCCAGCGCACCTTCTTCAATGATCTGGACGACCCGTGCGACGACCACGACTACAGCGTGTATGCGTACTTCGTCCTGCGCGACCTGCACCAGTAACCACATCAACCCCCAACGCAAATACTCAAATCTGAGTAAACCAAGGAGCACGACGTGAACCTCTCAAAGAAAGCTGCCTATGAGCTTGGCAAAACCCTCGCCACCACCCTGCACATGAGTGGTGGAACAAACCACGTCATCCGTGGTGCCGTACTGTTTGCCCGCGACGACATTCTCGACACCATCGAGAAGTCAGATACCCGCATTGAACTGCGTCGCGGCTTCGACGAAACCCTCGACAAGTTGGAGCCACTGACACTTGGCCCGCGTAGCTGGAGCCGCAACGCAAATACTCAAATCTGAGTAAACCAAGGAGAGCCGCATGAACTGCGCCTGCAACGCACCGATCCACCCGCGCCGTGCGGCGCTGGGCTACACAACGTGCCTCACCTGCGGCGAACAGCAAGCCCGGCAGCGCAAGCACACAGTAATTCCCCTGCACAAGCAGGGCTATATGGCCTTCAGCGGCGACGACGCGCTGGATGCGGTTAAGCAGATCAACCCAAGGAGAACGACATGAACTGCACGATATGCGGCAAGAAGATCACCCTAGTGCCTAGTGCCAAGGAGAGAGCCGACAAGTACGGCGGCAAGCCAGCCGACTACACCAAGCTGTTCACGCAGCACGCCCAGTGCGTGCTCGACAAACGCGAAACCGAAACCATTGCACTGATGAGGAGAACGACATGACAAGACGCCCCGTGATTACCGAAGCCCGTCTGCGCGAGATGGTGATGACAATCAACGACCAAGCCAAGGCTCCACCCGTGCCATACGTCAACGGCGTGGCGCAAATCGGCAACTATCACCTGAGCTACGCCTACGGCGGCGTGGCGCTGCACCGCATGACAAACGCAGGCGGTGCCGTGACTGATGTGTTCAACCGAGGGCACATGCCCAAGCGCGAGCTGCACGACCTGATGTGTTCATTCACGCCGAGGTGAAGCCATGAAAACCCGCATCCACGTAAACCAGCACAACATCCGTGCGAACAGCAAGGGAGCATGTCTCCCAGTGCTGAGCGTCAAGACGTACAAGGGCAACACAACCTGTAACAGTGTGACGATCCATGGCCCCAGCCGAGTGGTGTATAGCCCGGAGCATCCGCTCTCATGTGGTGCCCGTGTGTGGATCGAAACGCAAGCAGAGGTGGAGACACTATGAAGACAACTGAACAGATACAAGAACTCGCCGAGCGGCTTGCCTACGCGCATTTTCACTGCGAGAGCGGCGAAGTGTGGGAACCATTCGAACGCTTTTGCAACGCAGAGATCGACGAGTGGGAGGAAACCCTAGCGGACGTCCTCTCCTTCGCCATGCACTGGGCGCAAGAGCCGGATACTACAACCCAACTGACCAACCCTGACCAACCCTGACCAACCCTGACCAACCCTGACCAACCCTGACCAAGCAGGTAAATTGACCTACCACAACCAAGGAGCACGACATGAAAATAAAAATACCCAACAGAAGAAAACACCCCGTGCTGTTTCAGTACCAGAATCAATGTTTCCCCCAACCCGCGTATCTGGAGTTCGACCCCGCAGCGACAGGCAAACTGGCACTCAGTGCCGATTACTCCGGAGAGATAGGTAACGCAGTGCCTGTGGACGTTTGGAACGGCAAGATCATTCGGTTCAAGATACCACCTTACACAACACGCGCTGCGCTCAAGAGGTTGGAGACCGACCCCGAACTGTGGCGACGTCTGACTGCCATCCGAGAGGGGTTCGATATTTTCTGGAACGGCAACAACTATGTAGGCGGCCACAAAGACCCCGAACTGGCGTGGATGACAGCGCATTACATCGAAGAAACCCTTAACAAAGAAATGGGAGAATGGTGATGAAGACCAACGCACTACTGTTATCTGCCGCCCTGCTCACGCTGGGCTTGGCACTGGTCGTCGGCGACGACGCGCCCACAACATCCGAGCAAGAGCTGCACTGCGAGATGGTGCAGCTGTACACCGAGACAAACGGCGAGTTCGGCTGGCCCGACTACAACAACACGGCCGCAAGCTGCGACAAATACTCAAATCTTAGTAAAGGAGCGACACCATGAAGATACCAACGACAGCAAACAGCAACGCTCGAGAGTACGTGCTCAGCTGCCAGCCGTTCAACGGCGCGAAGAACTCCAATTCAGTCAACGGCCACAGCATCAGCGGCGTGCGAATAGGTCACCTATACGTAGTCTGGAGCTACGGCCACTGGCCGATGTTCGTGTGCGATACCCGCACCGATACGTGGTTCGTCAACGCCGACAAGTACAGCCGCACCACGACAAAACAACAGGGGCAGTGCCGGCCCCACGGGAAGAACCTCGCCTCACTGCCTGCCAACGAGCTGACGCGGATGGTGAGCATTGCCAGAGACGCCGCGTAACTTGTAAATACAAGTTAAATTAAGTATAATTTACTTAAATCTTAGTAAGGTGTTCCCATGAAGTTCAACGGCAACGGCTACGGCTACGGCTACGGCAACGGCAACGGCAACGGCTACGGCTACGGCTACGGCTACGGCTCCGGCGACGGCTCCGGCGACGGCTACGGCCACGGCGACGGCTCCGGCGACGGCCACGGCCACGGCTCCGGCTACGGCTCCGGCTCCGGCTACGGCG